TTTGCGAATATGAAAAACGTCGCAAAAAGCCGAGCATTAAGAATTCATCACGGATAGTAAAATTTGCAAATGAGGCATGCGGTTTAAATATTAAGTACAAAGATTTAGATCTTTAAATGCGTACATGTTCGCCGTAGGACGGATTTCAGTACATAGCCATTGATTTGCTATAGGTAAATTATAAAATTTAGCCCTTAGGCTTTTAGAGGGCTTCTAGAGACAGTAGATAATTAATGAGTTTTAAGCAATAATGGATTTTAGAAAGAGGAAGCAGCGCAGTTACATCATGTTTCTTTGCTGCTGCAATTTTTAAATCAACGCGTGATTGGTCTCCGGCCAAGGTATCAATCATGCTTTAGTAAAACCGGACGCCAAGTTTGGCAATAAAATGGCTAGGTACGTCCCTACACACGTCCATACACAGACGTCCATATACAGACGTCCATACACAGACGTCCATACAACAACTACAACGAGGAAATTATAGCATGTTAAAAATAAATAACAACACCCCCACTTACTCTGACCTCCACCCAGAATCTAAAACTACTCGAGAAGGAACTGGTTTTTCCCAGATAAATAACAATGTAATAAACAATATCAAGAGCGCCGATGCTTTTCTTGTATGGTGTTATCTCTACTCCAAATCATCCAACTGGAAAGTTATTAAACAGAATATTAAGAATGTATACGGCTATGGGGACGCCAAGATCAAAAAAATATTTTCATATCTTAAGCGTGCAAACCTGATTGAGTATGTGCAAATCAAGTGTGCAAATGGCCGATTTGCACATGTGCAAGTGCGCATTTTAAATGGGAATAAATTTGATAAAAATCAACCATTTATCCTAACATCGCCGGAGGGTCATAAACTAGACCGTGCGGTAATATGTACGAACGGAAATGACGAGCTACTAAATAAAGAAAATACAAAAGAAATAAAAAAACAAAACACTAAAAGCTATTGTGCATCTCCCGATGCACGCACCCTCTCGGATGACGATCTAGCAAACTTATTTTTGCTTTTCTGGGAGTGCTACCCGACTAAGAAAAACAAGTTAAGAACTATAAGCATTTGGAAAAAGCGCGGTCTGGACAAGATTGCTAATGTCATCATTGCAGATGTGAAGAACCGCAAGGCTAATGATTCACAGTGGCAAAATGTGAGGTATATTCCCCACCCATCAACTTATTTACATAACGAGCTCTGGAATGATGAGATAACAAAAGCCCCACCAGTTAAGGAGACGGGGCATAAAACAAAATACAAAACTATGGACGATATTTTGGGAGTTATTCCATGAAACATATTTCACAACTTACAAACATCGCTTGTCTTGATGTAGCTAGGGAAGAAAAGACAGAATCTACCATGCTTGACCCAATGTGCGCTTATCTTGTAGACCTAGTGTTTATTAAATTCGCATTACTTTGTAGGGAGTATGACGCTCTCTATGCAGATAAACGCAGAGAAAATGCCGAGAAGCTCCAATGGACTTTAGCATTTGCTAAGCAAAATCTAAAAACCAAACCTCAGATACAATACGCCCTAGACCGTATTGATGCCCATAAATGGGGTAAACCTCCACAACTGGGACAGTTTCTTGAGTGGTGTAAACCATCACCCCAAGACCTAGGCTTTCCCTCGCTAGAGGAATCCTATTTAGCTTCAATCACGATGAACCGGCAATTCTCTGAGTATCGGCACAAAGATGACCGTGTAGATACCGTGATTCGCCATGCAATATACCAAATTGGCTCATCCAATTATCGAGAAATGACCGCTGAAAACTCAAGGAAGATATTTAAAATCTATTACGAGATAGCGCTTCAGCAATTCATCGCCGGTGACCTACAGCCCATACCAAAAGCGCTAACCACACAGCCTGAATCACACCCAGAGGACAAACAACGCACAGATGCGGCTCGATTAAAGGCTATCGATACAATGAGAAAGATGGGGATTAATTTTAAAACATTTGACAACGTTTACTAAACGTTTAGTAACCGTTTAGTAAACAAAGAATTCTACTTATGAAGTTTTATCGATTACTAGAGGTACTTAAATGCCCGTTAAGGCGTATTTTAACTTCCCTGTAACGAGATAATGAAAAATATACCCCTAACTATAGGTTTGGTATTAAAACATTGCCACGGGTTTTTTAGGGGCATTCTAGGGCAAAGATAATTGAGGGCGGCTAATTTGGTAAAATCAGGGATGATGATAGCGAGCGAGAACACAGAGCAGCGGGCATTAGTACAATACCTTAGCTTACACCCGCTACTAAAAAACTATTTTTGTAAACTGCATAACGAGGGGAAACGCACCCAGCGACAAGGGTATAATTTAAAGCTGGCCGGGTTGCGCCCAGGCGTGAGTGATTTATTTATTTATTATCCGGTGGGTAAATTTTGCGGATTGTGGCTTGAAGTAAAGAAAAATAAACGCTATTGTCACTCAGAAATGATGACTTCTACATGGAAAAATCAAGAAGAATTTCAGAAAAATGTTAGAGATGTTGGCTATGCTGCGTATTTTGCTTTCGGTTGGTTAAATGCTAAAGATATTATTGAGAAATATTTAGATAAAAAATCATATATTCATGCTACAATAAGGAGTGTGTAGATGCCAAAATTTAGTTACTCATCATTTACTAAATTATCTACTTGTCATCAAGATTTACAAGCATTATTTTATGAAGTAATTAAATATTTTGATTGTGCAATTATTGGAGGATATCGAAATGAATTTGAGCAAGAAAAAGCTTTTGATTCTGGTAATTCAAAAGTAAATTGGCCCGATAGTTCGCACAATAAAAAGCCTTCCCTAGCTGTTGATGCAGCCCCATATGATTTGATTTTAAAAACTGACTGGAAAGACCTTCCTAGATTCCATTATTTTGCAGGGTTTGTAATGGGGATTGCTATAAAGCTTAAGGATGATGGTAAAATAACTCATTCGATACGCTGGGGTGGTGACTGGGACAAAGACACACAAATAAAAGATGAAAAATTTAGGGATTTATGCCATTATGAATTGATTGTGTAATACAATTAAGGCATCAGTCATGGATTCAGACGAAAAATTTAGCGCCATAATTGCGTATCTAAAAGACAAGCTGCACCTTGCAGTTGGGATGCCAGCAGTTATATCACTTTCCACATTCTTAACAAATTTATATTCATTCTTCCATCCTGGGGCTATTGATAGCTCTAAGCTACATCAATTATTATCAATAGCGGATGGGCTTGAAGCGTTTATATTATTTGTAGTAATGTTAATATTAAAAAAGAATAACACATGATATGTATCACTAAAGGATTGGTGAGATGGATGCAAAACCACAGCTACGTAAACAATACCCTCCTCAGCCTCATGGTCGGCCTACCAAATTTACCCGGGAAAGATGTCTAGCCATTATCGATGCTATTTCTCACCGCATACCTTATGAGTTAGCTGCGCAAGCCAATGGTATTTGCGAAGATACACTTTATGAGTGGCTAAAAATTGGAAGAAATCACATGAAAGATGGGATAGACTCTGATTATGCTAGATTTTCCGAGGGAATTAAAAGAGCAGAAATGCAAAAAATGCGCGAGCATTGCGATATTATTGCAGCACGACCTGAACGTTGGCAGGCTGACGCATGGATATTGGAACGGCGCTGGCACAAGTATTTCAGTAATAGTGCCGCATTAATAGATTTAAATAAGCGCTTTAATAAACTCGAGAACGAAGAAAACGACATTGTAAAAGGAGATTAACATGTCTGGTAAATACGTATCTCAGAAGCCTATACGCGGATTAAATGACCCAGCGCCAGAGGTAGTGCGTGGTAAAAGAGTAACTCTCGAGGCATTCGCAAAATCCGGAGCCTGTCGTAACCTTGCTCCACAAAGCATGGCCAACTACGGTAAAGTCAACTATATAGATTCAATCCCCGATTATCTATTCAAACAAAAATAGTATCACTTATAACAAGGAGTGTTGTAAATGAAACTCGAAAAAGGCAAAAAAGCTGAAACTAAGGCAGGTATGAAACATAACGTTAAAGTTATGCGTGATGCAGGTTATAGCAAAAAACGTGCCGAGGGTACCGCATACGGGGAGGTAGGAATGGCTAAAAAAGCCCGTAGGGATGAGTCAAGGGGTATGAAAAAACACATGGATGAAAAACAAGATAAAGCCTTAATAAAAAAAGAAATGAAAAAGGCGAAGAAACTATGCCGCTAATTAAAGGAGCAAAGCCTGGGACAAAATCTTTTGGTAAAAATATTGCCGCTGAAGAAAACGCCGGCAAAAAACCTAAGCAAGCAATTGCAATAGCGTTTAGTGAGGCTAAAGAAAAGATAAAACCTCCTAAAAGGAAATAATATGCCCAACAATAAATGGATACAAAAGGCGTTGCCAAAATCATCAAAAGGCAAGTTGCATAAAGAAATGGGAATACCAGAAGGTAAAAAAATCCCTGCAAAGAAGCTAGCTAAAGCTGCTAAAGCTCCTGGAAAACTTGGTAAGCGCGCGCGGTTAGCAGAAACTTTAAGCAAAATGAATAAATAAATATGAACGTAATTAGAAATTCGTGGATAGAAAAAGTGCTCGCTAAAAAAGCGGCTACCACGGCTCCGTCATATGAATCATATTCAGTGGCAAATGATTTTAAAGAGCAGACTAAAAAGCCACAGAAACGTTATAGTTTTTCATTGCGAGCTACTATGAATAAAACCTTAAGAGGAATTAGAAAATAAGTGCAATGTAGGTCTTGTAATTATCCTGATTCTCGCGTAATTACTACGAGATCAGATGACAGTACAAATCAAATATATCGCCGGCGTGAATGTATCAAATGTGGCGTAAGATTTACTACGCGTGAACATTTAAGAGATAATTATAAACGCAGTGATTATAAAACCGCGCCACCCCGTCAAGTACTCGAAAAATGATTTTAAGTGCAGCGCAGCTTGCTAATCTTACGACTATTATTGAACATAAAAGAAAAAGTAAAGCGCAGCGCCATTTAACTATTACAGAAGAAAGGATGACTATACATGGGATGGACAAAGATAAAATCTATATTCCCACTCAAACCGGTTACTGGGCTCATCTTGATAATAGCTTTGTCCGCGTTATTATGGGGCCTTACGGAAGCGGTAAAAGCACCTGGGCAGCCACAGAAATTGTCAGAAGAGCCTGTGAAGTACCCATATGGCATGCAGGAAGAAGACGAAGTAGATGGGGAATCGTTCGAAATACAAGTGGAGAGCTAAGTAGCACAACTCTTGCAACTTGGCTAGCATGGTTTGAAGACTTAGGAGATGTGCGTAAGCGTCAGAAACCTATTATGACTTACGAGCATGTATTTAATGACGGCCATGGTATTGTGGAGCTTGAGCTCTTATTTATAGCCTTAGATAGACCTGAAGATGTTAGAAAAATAAAATCATTGGAATTGACAGGCTGTTATATTAATGAGCTCTCGGAAGTGCCAAAAGCAGCTCTAGCTCATATGAAAGGCAGAGTTAATCGCTATCCATCAAAAGCATTTTGCAATACCCCTTATTGGTCAGGCATTATTGCTGATACCAACCCGCCAGAAGATGACCATTGGATATATAAAGATTTTGAGGAAAGTAAGTTCGAGCACCATAAATTATTTAAGCAGCCTCCTGGACTTATAAAGAATAAAGATGATAAATGGGTACGAAATCCCAATGCTGACAATGCTAGTCATCTTCCGGATAACTACTATGAAATGCTAGCCGAAGGACAATCCCAAGAGTTTATTAAGGTTTTTTGTTTGGGCGAGTATGGCTCTGTTGGATTTGGCAAGCGGGTACATCCTGAGTTTAACCCTGACGTTCATGCGGTAGAGTCATTAACGGCAATCCAAGGCGAACCCCTTATTCTTGGGTGGGACTTCGGCCTCACTCCAGCATGTGTAGTGTTACAGTTGTCGGCAAGAGGCCAGCTGTTAATATTGAAAGAGTATGTTAGTGATGGGATGGGCATTAGGACTTTTGCTGATTCAATTGTTATTCCATCGCTGTTAAAAGATTTTCCATATTGCAAGGTAGGTGATTTGTCTATTGCAGATCCTGCAGGCTCTGCACGTGATGTAATAGTAGAAGAAATGTCCTGTATTGGTGAACTTACTTCACTAGGCATACCAACAAGAGCAGCTCGTACCAATGATATTGCGCCTCGAATAGCATCTGTTAAATATTTCTTAAATAAGATGGTTGATGGTAAGCCAGGCCTCTTATTAGATAGACGTAATTGCCCAACTTTGTTTAAAGGGTTCGTTAAAGATTACGTGTATGCTAGAATTGCAGTTGCAGGGGAAGAGCGCTATAAAGATAAACCTACCAAAAATATGGCATCTCACCCGATGGATGCCCTAGGCTACGGGTGTTTAGAAATAGCCAGTGATAGGATTACAGCAGATAAAGTGCTAAATAATAAAAGTCAAGATATGTTTAACCCTGTTTTTAGATGGCAGTAAATTTTAAAACAATGAAAAGAAATAATGGCTTACTATAAATATAAAAAATGTTTTTATTGTGACAAGCGCGTAAAATCCGTGAATATAAATAAAAGATGTGTAAAGTGTGAGGAACAATATAAAGGTATTGTTATACCGCCTAAAACTACGGAATAATGGAAGAGCATAAACTAGGGGATAAATTGCAGTTAGTGTTTATCCAAGATGCACGTAGAGATTAAATAAATTTTAATTAAATGGAGAGCAGGCATGGCTATTCAATCTCAAGTTACTCTATGGCTTAATTTTGCCGGAGAAAGTAACGATATTATTCCGCGTATGGGGCGCCTCAATGCTCCTGTTAATACACTTGCCGAAGTTTCAGCCGCAGGATTCTTAAATAACTACTTAGATACTCAAAATATTAGTTTATTAAACACGGACTTTGTATTTGCCGTTGCATCAGATGGGCATCAAATATATAAGCCTGTATTTACTAATGGTTCATGCCAATTAACTGTTTTACCATAAAAAAAGGAGCATTAAATGTTATTTTTGGAAGCTTTAGATAAATTACGAGACCATATTCCGATGCGGCGGAACGCTTGGACTGCAGAAGACGGTTATCTTGTCTTAATGCCGAGCATGAATTATATCTGGAAAATTGTATTAGTTCCTAATCCAAATGCCGGTAATTATATCTTCTCTGTAGAAGATTTCTTAAGCGGAGACTGGGAAGAACTAAAAACCCCACTTTAAATGAAATAGCAAATTTAAGGTTTTAAGCGGACTATTTTATTAACTCAAGGATGGGTTATGGAAGTCATTGATCAAGGGGCTTCATTAGAAGATATCAATAGTATTAATGAAAAGCTGGCTGTAGAACTTGCAGAGGCTGGCATTGATGAAGCTGAGGTATTGCAGAAAGCGCGTGAAGATTTAACCGTGTGGCAAGGATATTTTGGAGAAAATATCACACGGGGTAAAGAGGATATGAATTTTGTACTTCGCGATCAATGGTCAGCGGTTGAACGCTCAGAATTTAATCGGTTGTTTAAACCGGCTATGACCTTCAATAAGCTTTATGATACCTGCAAAAAAGTACTTGGAGAACAACGTAAAAATAAACCGGATTTAATGGTACGTTCTTTAACCGGCAAAGCTACTCAACAGCAAATAGATTTACGGGCGGATTTAGTGCGCACCATATCCTACCAATCACAAAATGATTTAGTATATCAAACTGCTGCCCGCTCAGCTCTTATGTTTGGTTATGGGGCGTTTGAAATTGAATTAGATTACGAAAACCCACGGTCTTTTAATCAAGTTATCCGCTATGAATTAATCCCAGATGTAACTAGAACCTCCTTTGATCCCACAGCATTAAAACCGCATAAAGGAGACGGTAACTTCTGCTCGCGCCAATATGTTTACACAAAAGAAGAATTCTATGCCACCTACCCATATGTAATGAATCCGGTATCTTATTCTGATCCGCGGTCGTTACTAGATATGCAGTGGGAAACCCGCGATACCATTGTTGTATGCAAATATACCCGCAAAGAGTGGTACCCACTTAAACTCCTATTACTTTCGGACGGACGAGCAGTGACCGAGGATGAATGGGAAGATATGCAACAAGATATTAAAATACGTACAAACTTGGCGGATTCTTCGCATATTGTTAAAGATATGATTAGAAAAACTATCCCTGAAATTGTGGGGGAACGCATGAGTAAGGATTATTTCATTAGACAATATATGCTCACGCAGAATCAGATTATTAAATTTACTGACTGGCCTTCTAAATATTTGCCAATGATATTTGTAGACGGGGATTCTAACTTTATTGATGGACACCAATATACGCGCTCTTTTATACATGAAGCTAAAGACGCTCAGAAATTCATTAATTTTGTTGGTTCTGAGATTGCAGCTGAGATTAAAAACCGTAGGCGTGAACAATGGATTGGTACACCAGATAATATACTAGGTCACGAGCCAGTATGGCGTCAGCCTGAATTGCAAGCAGGCATATTACCGGCAAATCCAGACCCTAAAACAGGTGCTATGCCGCAGAAAATGCCTCCGTGGGATTTATCCGCAACATTGGTACAGCAATACCAAAGAGGCTCACAAGATATCAGGGAAATATTAGGCTTCTCTGAGACTGAGCAATTACAAGGTCGTGACATTTCAGGAAAAGCACGTAGAGAACGAAAAATGGAAGGCTCAATGTCGGCTTATGTATGGTTTGATAACTTAAACCAAGCAATTGAGCAAAGCGGACGCGTGGTTCTTGATTTATTGCCAGTAATTGTCGGTGAGCATGAGCGCTCTATGATTGTATCTAAAGCCGATGGTCGCACAGAATCAATTATATTAAATGAGATTACCGGTCAATCAGAGGACGGAGAACCTATCAGAAGTAACACTTTAGATAATGGTGAGTATGATATTGAAATTGATACAGGACCATCTTTTGCAGTGCAACGTGATATTGCACTTGAATATTTCCAGGCTACTACCGCTGTTAATCCACAAGTATTTAACCTAATTGCTGACCTATGGGCAGATAATTTAGATATTCAGCAACGAGAACAAGTTAAAGAACGCCTAAAGACGCTAGTGCCCCCAGAAATAATAGCTAAGTCTGAGGGTAAACCTCCTCCACCACCACAACCTAATCCACAAGCCCAGCTTATGCAAATGGAAATGCAAGAAAAAATGGCCGAAATAAAGAACAAACAAGAAAAGCTAGAACTTGAAAAACAGCAGCATGAACTTGAAAAGGCGGAATTATTATTAAAGGCACAAAAGATTCAGCTAGATAGTCAATTAGATATTTATAATCATAAAGCAGAGCTAGAACGTACTAGAATGGCTCATGGGCTAGATAAAGAGAAGATCGAATCAGTTTTTGCCAAAGATTTAGCCAAGGTTATGGCTGATTTGCACAAACACGCTAATCCACAAAAGAAAGAAGCCTCTTGAAATCCAATCTAGTCTTCCATTTTACCTCTACATATGGAGTAACAATCTATAACGAACAGAATATACTTATATTAAACAAGGATAGGATTCCTTAGGGTACCGGCCACCGTAGGTCGAGGACATCAAATGTCGCTGTTTATGGAGAAACAGAAATTATGGACGAGAAGCAGGATGCTTTTCCCGACCAAGTAAGCACAGATGATAAAGATGTAGTAGATGGAGGAATTGGCCCAGGAGATGCGGAAGAACAAGGAGTTACAGAGGCATTCCAAGGAAGTGCAGACAAGGAAGATGGATATACTGAGTCCGTAAGGAAGCGGATTCATGCACAGGCCAAAAAGCATCAACGAGAAATGCGTAATATGCAAGAGCAGTTACTGCAAATGCAGGCACGCATTAATCAGGACAGCGCTAATCCGCAGCAACAAGCTTTATCTAATTCTAATCCTTACCCTTCTCCTGGTCAGCCTAACCCCCCAGGAATGACAGAAGAGGATAGAATACAACAAGCGGTACGCTATGCTCTCGCAGCTAAAGAACATGAAGCGAGACAAGCTAAAGAAGCTGAACAACAAGCACATTTACATAAGCAATACCAACGCTTAAATAATGAGTTTGATCGCGCTTCTGAGAAATACGATGATTTCGACGATGTAGTCAGAGGGGATGATATACCCTTTACGCCACATGTGCGAGATGCACTATTATTCGTTGAAAATCCCGCTGATGTAGCTTACAAGTTAGGTAAAAATAAGTCTGAACTCGAACGAATTTCTAAACTCCAGCCAATCGATCAGGTGCGTGAAATAAATAAATTATCGTATTCTTTGATGGGTGGCAACAACGGTAAACCGTCCAGCCCAACTAAAGCTAATCCTTTAGGAAACATTAGAGTAAATCCGACAAATTCTTCAGGTGCCATTACCGATAAAACGCCGCCCTCTGTTATTAGAGCGCGCATGAAAGCTGGTACATGGAAGTAACGTTAAGGACATCTTAGCAACACTATGTGCCAATTTAAAGGATTAAATGGAGACAGGGAATGCCTAACCAATTTATAACAACTGACCTAGTCAGTAATACTGCATTAGCTATGTTTGCTAATAATGCACCTTTCGTGATGACTGCATCACGTATTTATCAGGATGACTTCGTATCTTCCGGCTATAAGATAGGTGACACACTCCAAGTACGAAGACAAAATCATTTTATCGTAGGCGATGGCTCTGTAGCTACTCCACAATCAATTATTGAAACAGTAGAAACGATTGTTATTGCGCATCAATACCACGCATTAATTGCCTACACAATTCAAGACTTAACACTAAGAATTGAAGACTTTTCACGCTTGTTTATTGCGCCTGCAATTCAAGAAATAATTACACAAATGGAAAAAGATATAGGTGCTGCCGCTGAGCAAGAACTTAACTTCTTTACAGGCACAGCCGGTGTTGCAATTAACTCTTTTACTACAGTTGATACAGCAGGTGCTAAGTTACTCGAACAAGGCGTTAATATTGCATCTGAT